GCAATAACAATGTCTTTAATCTCAGCAACCATTATATCAATAGTATGGGTGCGATTAATAGACCAAAGCAATAAGATACTTGAACAAGACAAAAAAGAAAACAAATGAGTTGGAATAAAATATCGGTATGGCAGTACCAACAAATGCACCCTTTAATGACAAACCCACCCGAAGATATGTCGGAGTTTGACTTAGAGTGTAAGTTAGTAGGGATAGTAAATAGCCTTACGGATAACCAAGTACTTAACCTACCTAAAGACAAGCTAAACAAATACAGGTCGGAGATTATATTCCTTAAAGACAACTACGAGGGTACACCTGTTAATAGGGTAAAAGCCAATGGCAAATATTATAGGTTTATCCAAGATGCAAAAGACATTAACGCAGCAAGATACATAGAGAGCAAGTACTTCTGTAAGGAGTTAATACCTAACTTACACAAGGTAGCTGCATCGGTAACCATACCACAAGAAAGGAAGTGGCTTAAATTTGTGGACTTACCTTATGATTCGGACAACCACCAAGATTATGCTAACGACTTTTTGTTTGCTAATTTTAAAGAAGTTTATTATTCGGTTGTTTTTTTTTATCAAGTATTCAACGATTGGATGCCAATTACTCAGGACTTTTTGGAGAAGAGCCTGTTAGAGGGGGGTATTCCGATGGACAAGGCACAAAAGGTGGCAGCAATTTTATGGAGTACTTTGGATGGCAATATTGTGCAAAGATAGTATCCGAGTACGAAGCCATACCTTTACAAGATGCTTACGAGCTTAAAATAATACACTTCTTAAATAGCTTATCCTACCTAAAAGCCAAATCGGACTTTGATAGCGAAGCCATTAAGAAAATAAAATAGTAGTTCCCCCAGATGTATGACCCTGCCTTTTTTGGTGGGGTTAGTTATTTTTAGGCTGCCCATATATTTATTGGTATGAGTATTAGTAGGAATCAATTAAAGGCTTTAAGAGATGGCTTCTTTGATAAGATAGAAGGCGGAGATTATAGCGTAGTTAATAAAGACGAGCTACCATTACTTGAAAAAGTATTATATGAATACGGAATAGCTTTTAATAAGGCTATACAGGATAACCTTGAAAAGTCGGGTTCTATATCCTCTGGCGCATTGGCAGAACCTTCTCAGCCTGTAATTACTAAGTTCGGGAATACTTATACTTTAAACTTAGGCTATCCAACAGGAAGTAAACAAATAGAATATTTTGATTTTATAAACAAAGGTGTAAAGGGTTATGATAGCGGAAGCCCAAGCAGTTCGCCTTATTCTTTTAAAAGCCCTTACCCTAATAGAAAAATGGCAGCTAACATATTTGCTTGGCTTAACAAAGCAAGGAAAAGTGTTAGGACTGATAGCGTAGCCACAAACAAAAAAGGGGAAGTAGACAAGACCGAAACCAAAAGGCAATCACTTAAAAAGGTAGTAAGCGAAAGCGAGAACAAGAAGAGGTTAGCTTATGCTATGTCATCTTCTATCAAGAAAAAAGGTATTGCTGCAACTAAATACTTTGACAACGCTATCGCACAAGTTTTCGATAATAAATTTACGCAAGATGTTACCTATGCCATTATAAGCGATTTTGCAGTTAAGGCAGGGGGTAAAATAGCAAAAGAAATAAAAGGCAAATAACAAATGGCAATAACAATAACAAGTAGTCCTGCACCATATTCGTCTATGCACGATAACCTTTGGTTCGTTTCAAGTTCTACTAATAGTGGCACTACAAACTTTAAGTTTGTGTACGACGTTTATATTAACGGAAGCCAAGTAATACGTTCTAAAGTATTCCCTGCTCCAAGTGCAGAGGGAAGTTACGGGGTGTTTAACGCATCGCCAATGGTACGCAGCTTTGTAACTAACTACTTTGAGCCTTCAGGTAACTCAATACTTGTTGCTTCAAATGACAAGATTAAAGTAGATTACCAAGTTAGGATAGGAGAAGAAGTTAGCGGTGTTACAACTACAAACTTAGCAAGTGGCAGTTACTCAGCTTATAACTTTGTGCCGCCATTATTTGCCGATGTGTTCTTAACAAAGAATAACACCCCATTGGTTCTATCGGACTACTACGATAATTTACTATTAGAAAACTTTACAGACGACTTCTTGACTGAGCGTGATACGGATAACATAACAATCGAGTATGGCGATAACTTTTACATTACCTTTTTACGCATAGCAACAGGCGGTTATTCTGCTTGGGTAGAAGTATTAGGCGATGGCGATGTGGTTACTAATACAGTAAGCGGAGATATTACCTTAGGCGGTCAATTTAATATGTTTAACCTACAAGCAGGGCATATAAACGATTGGGCATCTGGCACGATTATAGACGAAAATACTTACGGCTATAACTTCTATTTAAAAAGAGGTGCAGCACAAACAAGGGTAATTAAGATTAGACATAAGTGCTACCCCAAATACCAGCAATTTAATTTAGAGTTTTTAAATAGGCTTGGCGGTTGGGACACTAAAAAGTTCGCTTTAGTTAATAGAAGGTCAAGCGAATACCAAAGGGCATCTTATAGGCGAAGCGATTGGCAGCTTGTAGGTGGGCAAATGACAAACATAGATGGATATAACAGATATAACGAAACGACTTTTAACTATGCTATTCAGCATAAGGATAAATATAAGCTTACTTCTGATTGGGTTAGCGAACAAGATTATAGTTGGTTGGCTCAACTCGTATCGAGTCCTATTGTCTATATGGAAGTACTTGGTGCTTATTTTCCTGTTACTATAACAACCACAAACTACGAGTACAAGTTAGAAAGTGCCGATAAACTATTTAACTTTGAAATTGAGGTTGAAGTAGGTAAGTATTTAACAAGCCAATTTAGATAATGATTAGTACTGAAATATACATCGAGGAACAGAAGATAGATTTATTGCAAGATATATCTACCGAGTTTACTTACGCTATTGATGACGTGAGCGAGTTCGGTAGTCGCAATACTTCATTTAGTAAGACAATTAGCATACCGGGTACGGCTAACAATAACTTGGTATTTGGATATATCTTCGAACTTAACAACGCTAACTTTACAGATAACACCTTGCCAAACGTAGGGTATAATTACAACGTAACTAAACAAGCTAACTGCAAAATCTTTATTGATAAAGTGCAAATATTCAAAGGCACTTTACGAATATTGGAAATAGTTATCGACAAAGAAACTATCGAATATCAGTGCAGCGTGTTTGGGGAACTTGGTGGGTTTATTAATCAGTTAGGTAATAAGCGTTTAGAAGATTTAGATTTCAGCGCATATAACCATACTTATAGCGTGGCTAATATTAGCGCAAGTTGGGATAACGCAGGTGGTAGTGGTTACTACTATCCGCTTATTGACTATGGCAATGTAAGCACAGGGCAGTATGGAACGGCTAAAAAGGATTTTCAATACACAACGTTTAGACCTGCATTATATGTTAAAGAGTATATACAAAAGATATTTGCCGATACCGATTACACATTTGATTGCTCGTTTTTTAATAGTACTTTATTTAACAGGCTTATTATACCGCATAACCAAACAAACATTACTGCGTTAAACAATACCAGTATGAGGGCAACGGCTATTAATAGGGATATGGTATTAACAAGCGACCCTTATGTACAATATACTTTAGTAACCGCAGGTAGTTTCACAATCGATGGCACTAATACTTTGTTTACTTATACAGGTGCAACGCTTACAACTAATATACAAATAACATTAACTGGATTTGTAAATATTTGGGATACTAACCAATCTAATTATTCTGTAATACTTAGAAAAAATGGTGTACAAATTGGCTCACAAGATTTTGATGCCAATATTACAAGAATGCTTAATTGCGATTTTACTGTTCAAGGCATTACGTTTAATAACACAGACACTATGCAAGTAGAAATACTTGGAACATTAATGCAAATAGAAATATTCACAGGTAACGTAGGTATTACAACAAGCACACCAACGCAAGTACAAATTAACTTAGGAGAAACAATAACAATTAACAATACTATTCCTAAAGGTATATTTCAAAGGGACTTCTTTTTGAGCGTAGTTAAAATGTTTAACCTTTACGTTTATGAAAATAAGTTTAACGACAAGGAGTTAGTTATTAGTCCTTTTGTGGACTTCTACCCAACTACGTCAGCTACCGCTTTAGATTGGACTAACAAGATAGATAGAGCAAAACCTATTAGCATTAAGCCAATGAGTGAAGTAAACGCTCGATATTATAACTACAAGTTCAAATCTGATAACGATTTCTATAACGAAAACTATCGCAAAAAGTACACTGAAGGTTATGGCGACTACATTTACGATACAGAGTTTGACTTTGTAAAAGAAACAGATACCTTAGAAGTTATATTTGCTGCTTCTGTATTGTACCAAGAAACAGCGCAAGACAAAGTATTTCCTGCTATCTATAAGAAGTCAAATACAAATAGCGCAGAAGATAGAATGGATAGCATTATACGCATAATGCAAACCAAGAAGATTACAAGCGTTAATAGTTGGAGTATTATGAATGGCGCATCTACTTTAGGTAGCTACACAAGTTATGGTTATGCAGGGCATTTAGATGACCCTATTAATCCTACAAACGATATTAACTTCGGTGCGCCAAGTGAGTTACAATTTAGACCTAATAGCTATCCGACTACTAATATATTTAATGCATTTCATAGCCCTTACCTTGCTGAAATAACAAGCAAAGATAGCAAGTTATTAACGTGCTTTGGACTACTTGATATAGTAGACATTTTCAATTTAGATTTTAGTAAGTATGTATGGATAGACGGGGTATTGTTTAGGCTTAATAAAGTCGAAAACTTTAATCCAATGGAATATAACACTACTAAACTATCATTTCTTAAAGTAATAGAAACACAATACTAATGGCAGAAAATCAAAAATTTAACCTCGAAATTAATATAAGCACTAAAGACGGGGAAAAAAATATAGACAAGCTAACCGACAAAACGCAAGAAGCTACCAAGTCGGCTAAACAAGGGCAAGGTGCATTCAGTACTTTAGGTAATACTATTAAGTCATTAGGAGTAGTTAGTGTTATAGCCGGTGCTTTTAACTTCTTTAAAGAAACACTTAGCAAGAACCAAAAAGTTGCCGATAGTGTAGCTGCGGTATTTAATACAATATCTACTATCATATCTACGCTAATAGATATTTTTATAGACGTAACATCTGAAGTAGGCAAGAACACTAATGGCTTTGCTGCACTTGGTAAGGTATTAACTGGAATATTTACACTTGCAGTTACACCATTAAAGTTAGCTTTTGATGGTCTTAAATTAGTTATTAATGAAATACGACTTGCTTGGGAAGAATCACCTTTAGGGGATAAAGACCAAAAAACAATTAAGTCACTTACAGATAACATTAACAAGACAAAGAATAGTTTAAAAGAAACTGGTAAAGATGCCGTACAGGCAGGTAAGGATATTTATAACAACTTTGGCGAAGCAGCTAAGTCAGTAGGTTCTGTGGTTAGTGGTGTAGTAGAAAAGGCATCTAAAATAAATGTAGCTGCGGTATATGAACAAGCTAAAGCAACTATCGCTTTACAAAATAGCGCAAAAATAGCTGCTGCACAATTAGCAGGTCTTGTAGAAAAGTATGACAGACAAGCTGAGCAATTAAGACAGATTAGAGATGACGAATTTAAGAGCGTTGATGATAGAATTGCAGCCAATAATAAATTAGCTAAAGTTTTAGACGAACAAGAAAAAGCACAAAAAAGCCTTGCACAAACAAGGGTAGCTGCTGCTGCTGCTGAACTTGCGCAAAATAAGTCAAGCGTAGAACTACAAGCTGCATTAATTGAAGCGCAAAACGAAGTAGCTGCAGTAGAGGCAACAGTTGCAGGTTTAAGGTCGGAGCAATTAGCTAACCAAGTAGCTTTAGCAAAAGAGAAGCTTGAGTTAGACAAAGCGGTTGCTGCAAGTGATAACAAGATAGCACTCGACCAAAGGAAAATCAATGCTGACTTAATTAAAGACGAGGTATTAAAGCAAACTACTAAAAAGCAAATAGCAGAAGAAGAAGCAGCCTTAGAATTAAAAAGGTTGCAAGATAACATTAACAACACTAACAAAGGTACACAAGCAAGGGTAGATGCAGAGATAGCTTTTAGAGAAAAGAAGGCTGAAATAGATAACCAAATTACCGCTTTAGATGCAGCTATTTTACAAGCTAAGTTAGACAAAGAAGCTAAAGTAAGAGCAGACACCTTAGCATTAGCACAAGCTGACTACGAATTAAATAAGGCTTTAGGTGAGGCTACATTTCAAGACCAATTTACTTTATATGACCAAAGGAGAGAATTAGAAAGGAAGGACTTAGCAGCAAGAAGGGCAACGGCTGCCGAATTAGAAGCATTTGATAAGCAAACCGCAGCAGGTAAGATTGCATTAGAAAGAGCAGTTCAAGACCAAAAGTTAGCAATTCTTAACAATGGTATTAACGCAGCTATTGAAATAGTAGGTAAGGAATCAGCAGCAGGTAAAGCACTTAGTATCGCACAAGCAGTAATGAATACTTATACTGGTGCAACAAGGGCATTAAAAGATGTTCCATTTCCTTTTAACTTTGTGGCAGCAGGTAGTACTATTGCGCAAGGTTTATTAAGCGTTAAGAAGATTATTAGTACACCTTTACCTGGTGTTCCGGGCGGTGCAGCAAGTGGCGGTAGTGCTAATCTTAGCGCATCTGCTCCAGTAGCACCACCAACACCACAAGCACAAACGACAACTTTAGATAGCCAATCTATCAACGCAATAGGCAACCAATCTACAAGGGCTTATGTAATCGAGAGCGATGTAACAAGTAGCCAACAACGTATTGCAGCTATTAGACAACGTGCAAGATTTGGTTAAATGATAACAATTTAAAAAACTTAATATTTAGAATTATGGACTTACCTGTTTACTTATTAGACATTAGCGAGGATATGAATGACGATGCCGAAGTGGATTATGTGGCACTCGTAGACAGACCTGCTATTCAAAAGAATTGGAATGCCTTTAAAAATCAACAACGCTTTGAAGTGGTTAGCGAAGATAAGCGTATTATTTCTGGACCTCTTATGCTTGCTGACGTACCTATTTTTCGCAGCGATGCTACTTATGGCGATTACTATGTGGTGTTCTCTAAAGATACTATTTTTAAGATTGCGCAAAAGTTTTTTAAAAGAGGCTACCAATCAAACGTAAACTTGATGCACTCTCCAGATGCTCAGGTAGAAGGTGTAACTATGTTTGAAAGCTTTATAACAGATCAAAGCAGAGGCATACAACCAATGAAAGGGTTTGAAGATGCACCGGACGGCTCGTGGTTTGGTTCTTTTAAAGTAGACAACGAAGGCGTTTGGAATGATGTTAAAGAGGGTAAATTTAAAGGCTTTAGCGTAGAGGGGTTGTTTACCTATAAGACAAAGCCAAGCAAAGAACAAGAACTTATGAATGCAATAAAGGAAATATTGCAGAGGGTTAAATGATAAACAAAATCTTTTATTAATATTTAAACAAAAAGAATGATGAACGCAAAAGATGCAATTATGCAAATTAGGGCTTTGTTCGAAGATATGCCAATGGATGCTCCTGCACCTGTTGAAGCACCAATCGAAGATGTACCTGTTACATTCGCTGAGTATAGCCTTATGGACGGAACGAAGGTTATGATAAGCGAATTAGCTATTGGTGGCGAAGTTACTTTAGCAGACGGAAGTCCTGCTCCTGTTGGCGAACACCAATTAGCTGACGGCACTAAAATTGTTTTAGACGATGCTGCTAAAATCTTATCTATTGAAACCCCAGAAGCAGAAGCTAAAGAAGCTGACGAAAACCCTGCTGAAATGGGTAAAAAGTATGATGAGAAAATGGCTGACGAAATCACAAACTTAGTAGCTGAAAACGAAAATCTTAAAACACAAGTAGCACAATTAGAGGCAAAAGTTAAGAATGGCTTTAGTCAAGTAGCTGAATTAATAGAGGCACTTACTAAGACACCTAACGCTGAACCTATTGCGCAACCAAAACAAAACTTCGGTTCTAACGTAACAACTCACAATATGAAGTACGATAGAATTGAGAAATTTAGAAACGCTTTATTAAACAAATAAAAATAAAATAAAATGGGATTTGATGTATCTGCATTAGCAAACTATACAAAAGAAAACGAGGCTCTACTTGTAACATCTTCTGTATTAGGTTCAAAAACTGCTTCTCTTATTAAGAGCGCAGGAAACGTTATGGTTGGCGTAAAGTCAAGCGAGAAGATTAACATTATGCAAACTGACGCTATCTTCCAAGATGGTGCTGCTTGTGGTTTTTCTGCTTCTGGCGCAACAACTTTCACTCAAAGAACTGTAACTCCGGGCAAGATTAAAGTAAACGAAGCTTTATGTCCTAAAGACTTAGAAGCAAAGTATTTACAAAAGGCTTTACCAACAGGTTCAATGTACGACTCAGTACCTTTTGAGCAAGAATATAGCGAAAAGAAAGCTAAGACTATCGCTGCTCAATTAGAGACTGCGCTATGGACTGGCGATACCGCTTCTGTCAATGTTAACCTTAATAAATTTGACGGGCTTGTAAAATTAATAGGTGCTGCGACAGGTGTTGTTGCTGCTAATGGTTCTACTTATATTAGTGGTGCGCCTTTAAGCACAATTACTGCTGCTAACGTAATCTCGATCTTTGATGGTGTTTACCAAGCAATCCCTGCACAAGTTGTAGCTGCTGACGATATGACTATCTTCTGTGGTCAAGATTTATTTAGAACTTATACTGTTGCTCTTAAGAATAGCAATGCTTTTTCTTATGCAGTAGATGTAAAGGCTGATAGCGAATTTGTATTACCAGGTACTACAATCAAAGTTATTGCAGTTGCAGGTCTTAACGGAACTAACAAGGTTTACGCTATGCGTTTATCTAATATGTTCTTAGGTACAGACTTATTGAACGAAGAGGAAAAATTTGAAATCTTCTACGCAAAAGAAGCTGACCAAGTACGTTTTGTATCTGAGTTCAAAATGGGTACTAACATCGCATTCCCTGACGAGACTGTGAAGTTTATCCTTGCATAATTTATAGGGGGATTGAAATATATCCCCCATTTTTTTAAACTAATTAATTTTTAAAATATGCCTTGCGCTTTAACTCAAAATTATAGCTTAGATTGTAAAGACAGTTTAGGTGGTATTACTGAGGTTTATTTCATAGCAGCAGCAGATGTAAGTTCTACAACAGAAGCAAGTGGTGTTATTACCGCACTTGTAAAAGCATCTGGTAAAAAGTTTTTCAAATACGAACTTGTAAAAGGCACTTCTCAATTAGTTGAGAATGTTAATGCAAGTGTAGAAAACGGAACTATTTTTTATGCTCTTGAATTGACCATAGTATTAAACAAACTTCAAACTAACACAAGAAACGAAATCTTGTTGTTGGCTCAAAACACATTAGTAGCAGTTGCCAAAGATAACAATGGCGCATACTGGTACTTAGGCAAACAAAGAGGCTTAGACCTTACAGGCGGTAGCGCAGGTACAGGAACGGCGATTGGGGATAGAAGTGGTTACACTTTAACCTTCACAGGTGCAGAAGCTGCCCTTGCTCCATCAGTAAACTCTACTGTATCAGCAGCACTTACTACACCAGGTACTTAGGTTGTTTTGGTTTTGTATATAGATGCCCTCGCCTTTAATTAGGTGGGGGTTTTTTATTTTGCAAACATTCGCAGTTAATTATATTTATAGTTGTGATAAGACTTACAAAGGGACA